AAGTCGAACGGATCGATTGCTTCCTCATCTTCAAACTCAGGTTGCATAGCAGCAGTGAGTTTATCAAAGATCTTCTTGCCATACTTATACAGCATCACTCTACCTTCATTGGAAGGATTAGCAGGATCTTTTACAACATAGATGTTGCTGATGTAAGTCAGTTTACGCTTCTGCTTACGAGCAGCATCTTTACCTGCATCAGTGCCATTGTTCCACAGCAGAGAATTGTACTCAGACACGGGATCTTTCTGTCCCAGACTAGTCAGAGAGTTCTCAATGTACCAACCACCAGGACCTTGGAAGGCGTGGGAGTACAGTTTAACGAAGGGAAGATCTTCACCATCAGGTGCAGGAAGGAAACGGATTACGGCATAACCATTGCCGCTCTTATCACACTCCAGTTTCCAGAGACGGTCGTCAGAAGAACCGCCAGTGTTATTCATTTTTTCGACTTCCTTGACAAGTTTTTGTGTCAGGGAGCCCAGCTTGGATTGTTTCTTAAGGTCTGCGAAAGACATTTAGATACCTCGGATTGTTTGGATTTGGGGGATTTACTTGGATAGTATAGCGAAAAATTTCTTAAGAGTCAACATGATTCTTAAGAGCATCAATAGTCGCCTTCATACTACTAAAAAGCATACTCATATCAGTTTCAGGTGGGAAACCCATCATTGCGACTGACTTACGAAGATTCTCTTTCATCTCAACCGCTTTAGGGTCTTCTGAAAGAGATAGTCTAGTATACATCACTCTTTGCTTTTCTAGCAAGTTTGTGAGTATATTAATATGTTCTAGTTGGTCATTTCTAGACATTACTCCGAAATTGAAAAGAGTACCATAGATACTCTCTTGCAATTTATTGATTTCTTTTAGTTCCTCCTGAATAATTTCGGAGTCAAAAAAATCACTCATTGTCACTCGGATACTACTTCGGTTTCTGCAACAGTTGCTTCACCTTCACTTTCTTCTTTAGCAGATTCTTCAATCTGTGTAAGAACGTCAATAGCACCTTCAAGTTTAAAAAGAGTCACACGAGCAGTTTCAAGTTGCTGCGCCACTTCATCTCTTTGCTTAATAAGATTTTCAAGAACAGTTTTGTTTTCAAGAGCCATTACTAATAATCTCCTTTAGAATTTTTTTGTAGTTAAGTACATCAATATTTATGAAGGGTCCGTATTTCTTTATTTTAAGACTTACGGTTTCCCATACCGGATCAGATAATTTTTTATCAAAGTTTTTAGAAAAATGGAAAATTTTGTCGTAGATCACGAAGTTTTCTAGCGACAATCTCCCGCTTAGATATTCTTTCAGAAGAATGGGGTGCCCTTTGGAACAATCGAACAGTTTCTTGAATTCTTTCTCCAAGAATAACTCGTTGCTTTGTTCTTTGAACAAGTAGGTCGAACTCTGTTTTCGTTTCATCCATGCGGAGTAAGTCCTTTCTCCAGAATTGATAATTTCTCCAATCCATAGATTTTGTGGGTTGTCTGCAGCAGCAAAATTAGATACCAAAAAATTCAAAATTTCTTCATCAGAATACTTTCGTGAAGTTTTTTCAAACCAATACTTATCTTTCCTCTTATTAAAAGAAGATACAGTAGCACGGGTCTTCGCTCCATATTTGAAGAAGTCGTATTTTGGATTTGTGAAATGATTTTTTAGTGACAAATAATGTTGATAAGTTTCAAAGGGTGTCACGATCATAAAGGCAATTTCGCTCTAGAAGTTCTCTTCATAAAGTTGAGTCTTGTTGCATCCCACTTTAGTTTTTCCTTCAGTGGTTTTGAAACAAGTTTCGTTACAGAGTCTACCTCAAGTTCATTAATTTCGCAATAGTGTACGATTGCATCAATATAATTGATTTTTTCCTCTGAGACGATCTTCTCGATCTCCAAAGCAAATTTGGAAGGTGTCAAGAATTTACTCTCAATCGCCTTTTCTAGTTCCTTATTAGGTTCCATAGAGCTCCAGTTTATCTCTAACAAACTTTCTAATGTATTCTGTAAGAAGTTTGATGTACTTTGATTTGTCTCTTTCTTCATAGACGACGCATTCTCCATTTTCACAAGCCATAATGATTACAAGTTTTTGGACTGATATTCCAGTCAATTCATACAGCATACAACCATATGCCATGCACTGTACAAAATAATGATCGATCCATTCCCGTGGTTTGGGTTTGGCAGATGTTTTGAAGTCGATTATAGCTAACTCGCCGTCGTATTCAGCGATACAATCTACAGTCCCTGCTACGCCTAATTGTTTGCTGTACAGAGACCCTTCAAGGGCGTAAATATTATTTATAAGATTTAGTTTTTCTTTACAGATATTAAAAAGAAACTTAGAAATAGGGGGAACATCTGGTAGTTGTTCATTTTTTATGAAGTATTCAACCAATGTATGCATATCTGTACCACGTCTTGTAGAACGTTTAGTGATACGATCTGCTTCCTCATTACCAACTCTTTTGCGCCATTTGACAAAGATTTCCTTATTGAAATGACTGGTCACCGAAGTAATGGAGACCAGTCTAAGGAGTTCTTCTTCATCAGGTACTTTATAATAACGGACCCCATCAATAGTTTCTCTTTCTAAAGATGGAAGATCCACATCAACGTGATTGAACATTAAAATCCAGATTCCATTTTTGCGATGATGTATTCTTTGACAAGTCCAGAACGAACAATATCATCTACATCAAACTCAATTATATCAAAAGATTCCATTTTACGCAAGATGCTTATAAAATCAATAATACCATTTTTTTCTTTATCTTTCTGTAAGTCAGACTGACGTGCATCACCACAGAAGCAGATCTTTGTATTCTCACCGACACGAGTGATAATACTATCAAGTTCATGGAAGTTAAGATTCTGAAACTCGTCCACAATCACAATAGCATTATCAAGTGTAGTTCCACGCAAGAATGAAGTGGACCAGAACTTGATAGACTCCTGTGATTTCAGGTTTCCATACAACATTTCAAAGTCAGCATCACTAGGCATCTGGAACATATACTTCACCATATTCTTATAAGGAATTTGGTAAATGTCTGCCTTATCTTCGTGAGAACCAGGAAGGAATCCAATCTCTCTAGTGGCAACCAGAGAGCGTACAAGGTAGATGCGCTCATAAGGTGTACTTTCACTAAGAACGTCACGAAGAGCGTTATAGAGGGTGATAAATGTCTTTCCAGTACCTGCACAACCGTAGGCAACAATATGTTTTCCTTCGTTGTAAGAATCAAATAGTCTCTTTTGATTATCAGATAATGGATCAATATCAACCAGGTATTCCTGACTGAGTGGCTTCTTACGTTTCATCTGCTTTGCAGTGAGACCGACCCCAATAGGTTGCTCTGCAGATGATCTTTTTCTTCTTGCCATTAGATTTTCTTTACTCTAGAACCAGGTGCTTTTGATGCTTTACTAAGGACATCATTCCATCCAGGATTTCTAGAGACCAGCTTATTCTGCCAGTCTCCGACTTCCTGAGCAGATGCACATCCCTTACTCCAATCCTTGTCCCAATCAGGATTATCTTTACGCCATTGATCATAGTTAGCAATGGTCATATTCAACTCTTTCTCTTCCCCAGTCCTATTATTCTTTACAGGATAAGTTGGCATAATACTAAACTCAAGGTAATTTATTTAGACCCACTCAAGGGCTTCTGCACAGGTTGGAAACTGCTCAATAAAGACTTTCTTACAACCTTCTGCAAGATCCATATGCTCTTTCTGAGTACCGTTAGCAGTCCTCAGATTTATGTAATGAATCCACGAACGGCAAGAACCGGACATATAGATTTTGGTAGGCGTTGCTAAAGGAAGCACAAAACGAGCACATTCTTTTGCGATACCAGCATCAAGCATCTCTTGATAAAGTTTCATTCCTTCGTCAAAGTGATGCTGCATTTTGATCTGGAACTCTTGACGGACAAACGGGTCAATATCATCAATAGAATTCTGACGATTCTTGGTGTCTTGTCTGCGTAGTTCAGGTAGAGGGATCTTCTCCGCGAGTAAGGAAGAATCAGCATAGCGTTGTGAAAATTCTTGATATGTGAATGAACGGTGACGAAGCACTTGAGCTGCCAGACCTCTGGTAGTCTCAATCTCTAAAGTCATAAATGATTGTTCAAACACAGACCAGTGGTTGTGCTTAATGCAGTAACCCAACAGTTTGGCATAGTTTGGGTTTTCTTGATTATTTGGATTTGACACACGAGCAACGTATGCCATCATTTTCTCCGCATCGGGAGTTACACTAATCAGGTTTATACTCATTTAAATCCTTTAGATACTTTTTTCTCCAGTTCTGCAAGTTCTTCTTCTAACACTCGCAATTGTTTCCTCATCTCAATCAGTTTTTCTTCTGTATAAAGATGCTCTTGCTTCACCAATCTGCGAAGCAATTTCATATACTTTCTTGCCCTATCAGTCGGGATACCCATCGTCATCGTTAAAAACCTCATCGTAATTACTATAATGATGTAGAGGATCGTCAAAATTCTCTCGCTTATCTATATAAGCACTCGGATCCGAATACACCTCTGCTTTTAACCCATCAACCAAGAGTTCTAAGTTACGGACGATGAGTTTCAATCGTTCTTTGTCCATAATAATGTGTACACTACAAGTATTATAGCATAAAAAAAGAGGGGTGTGCTACCCCTCTACTAGATTATAGTCTTGAAGATATCTTCAAGATTTTACCTCACTTAGTGTAAGTATGACCACGATAGCAGAATGTACCGTGCGATTCTTTACTTTCTACACAACGAGTAGAATACTCAACACCACGATATGAAGTGTGAGTAATCTGTGCGTTATGCAGTGCAGATGCCTTGTTGATCTGCTTTTTCACCATTTGAAGGGTGTTCATAGTAGTTGCTCCTAAAGTAATAGAGGGTTTTAATCCCCGTTCCTTCAGTCGTGTGCGTCCCAATAACACTCAGGTGTAGATTCCTTAATGGCCTCTACCAATTCAATCTTAACTTGATTGTTAACATTTTCGTTGCTCAACATCCGTAGCATAATACTATCGGCGTCTTGACAACTGAGGGATGAATATAAAAGTAATTCAATCATGGGATGAACGCTCCGTTCCGCGACTTACTTGCGTCCCCGAAGGGATGAACGACAGGTCTTATTATAGACCTCATACATTATTTAGTCAAGTGTCTTCGTATCAACACGAGCATGTTATTTAAATTCCTTACAGTCAAAAAAATTGCCGGAAAAATTTACCGACAATTTTGAAATTATTTCTTCTTTTTAGTTTTGGGAGGTGACGCTCCCCACAACTTAGGATTATATGTGCCCTGACCATAATCAATACCCTTCAGACCATCACGAAACTTATCCCAGTACATATTAAAAATACTTACTGCTTTTGCACCTCGTGTAAGATCATATCGCACTTGACCATCAACAACATATGTAACAATATTAGCGTCATTTGGACAATCTTTTGTCCTCACTTGCTCCAAGGTACCATTATCAATCATAATTTCTACTCCATACTTTTTTTTGGAGTTTTCTTTTTCTGATTGTGTCCAAGAATTCATAGGTTTCTTTTCGTTATCGGTATCGGTATCTGTTGACACCTCTGTGAGTTCTTTTATCATTATGAACGATTTCCCCAATTAATATCGGGATATGCTTCCGCAATATCATTTTTGGTGATTTTATACTTAGATTCAAGTTTTTTATCTTTACAAAGACATAAAATCTGTGCTTCAAGAGGATGCAATCCAGAGAGGATATTAATAAACATTGTCTCTCTACGAAGCATACTCAATGAATTATTGCCACCTTTAATAAAATTATAAAATTTAGAATATTCTGCACGAATGGTAGTCTTGCCTTGATCATTAGCACCAAGAGATCGCGTATCAAGTTCTTCCATTTTAGAGATAGCATCTTCAATTTTTTCAGAGAGAGTTCCTCTAAATCCAGTCTCACCATCAATTGCTGCATATGGAACATCACCCTCTGGAAGCACTGAAATTACGGTTTCATCAAAGTTCCAAATAAAAATAGTTTTAAGAACTGGTGCTTCAAACTTTTTAAGTGCTTCAACCTTCTTTGCTTTAGTACGTTGTTTGGAAACTACATCCAAGACTTCGTAAATGAAGGGATTGTTTGGAAGATCTGGAATAGGAACAGGTGCTGCTGGTGCTGATGTCTTGTTACGAGTAGTAGTAGATTTCTTAACCCTCGTCGTCGTCGCTTTCTTCGTGGTCGTCATGATAGTTTTCAAAATTAAATGCAATTACCTCATCAGGAATCAAGTTTCCTTGATTATCAAACATTTCGGGGTGAGGTCTAGGTACTTCCCGATAGTTCATCATATATTCTCTAACAGTCCAACCTCCAATTAATCCCACTATAAGAAATAAGATGGTTAAGAATGAACCTAAGACTAAACTTACTGCTAACATTGTTCTTACCTCTGGGAACTAATTTTTCTTCCTTGCCTTTAAGGAAAACTCAAAATAGATAGTTACTTCCCTATTGAAGAAGGAGACCATCTGATCAAATATAATATGAAATGGTTTTTTCTGCTTCTTCCCCCCGTTAAGAATAAGTTCAACGCCACGATTGACATCGCGACTGTTAAGTTTATTTATGTTTGGGTTAGATAACTTTTTCTTCTCTGAGAAACTGAATGGTGTCACTACATCCTCCCAACTTTTGATCATCACAAAGAACTTGTGGAAATGTTGATCCATTTCCAAATTTATCATAAAATTCTTCCCGTGTAAAGTCTCTATCAAGTTTATACTCAACAAATTGTTTTCCAGTCATTTCTAGAACCCGCATTATCTTATAACAATACGGGCATTCATTTTT